TTGTGCAATTTTAAGAAACTTTTCTTTTTTTGCTTTAAGTTTAAGATAACGAACAAAATAAGTGTTCATTTTTGCCCCTCCTTTACAAACTTAACACCACGATAAGTTTCATTATATTGTTGGGACTGTTGTTGTGCCTGCTGTTGTTGCTGGCGACGAACTTCGGTGTCATATGCGACACCACGATATACGACTTGTGACATTAGGGTTCTCCTTAGTTGTTTAAGTTAAAGAGCGTTCCTTCAGTCGGCTTTTGCGTTCTCTATTTGCGAATAGAGAATGAACGATCCGTTCCGAGTCGGCTTACTTCCGTCCTATCTATTGCACACTTGAATGAAATCCTTTCGGAGTTCTAATAGCAATTGGTCTTCTATCTTTTGATGTACTACATCGTCGTTTTTAACGATGTCCATTAGTTCCCACGATGCGTCGCAACTTATCGTAACTTGATTAGTTTGGGTAAGTTGTGGCGTAGAAATAGAAAGAAGTGGAACCCAGGCCAAGAACAAAAGTGCCTTAGTCATAGGATGAACGTTAGGGGATTATTATACCCCTATTCATCCTATATAGCAAGTTTTATTTTAAAATAGTAGCAATAGATACTAAATGGTATCATTATTATACATAAATGTTCTATTACTAATGACATTTTTTATCAATTCATCAAAAACTTCTCTATTTTTTTCTCTCCAAATAACACCTTTATCATATTCCTTTCTCCACTTTTTTATTTCTAATTCCAACTTTTTCTTTCTTCTCCTTTCCCAAAGAATAGTCATTTGTTTAGAAGAGAAACCTTCCCCACCATCAGTCAAATTTCTTAAAATACCCGTTCCAATATCTTTACGACCTAAGATGTTTATTATATAAATCTCGTGCTTAAAAGCCTCTTCTTCAGTTAAACCAGTTTTCAAGAAAAGTATTCTATTTTTAGGTGGAACTCGTACAGATTTACAATCTCCCTTATAAGCACGATTGTTTATTCCCTTTCCAATATAGTAAGGAGTTCCATCTTCACGCAAATAAGCGTAGGTATAGTATTCCATCTGCTTCTAATTTTGGTTGGCATTAGTATTTATAATAAAAGAGGGCAGATTTCTCCGCCCAACCCTAAAAAGCGCCAACCAATTAGAGCATTATTATTTATTCTTCAATTTTCCAACATCTTTCAAATTTTCCCCTAAGTTCATTTAACTTCATTTCTTCCCAATAAGTTAAAAGATGATCATTTATTTCTTTTTCTTGTGGCGTAAAATCTAAACGATACTTATTTTTAAGTTGAATCAACTTTAACATATCATCCATAAAAGTTGTTGGCATATCCAAAAACTCTTCGTAATTCATCACTCTCCAAGTGTATGAATAACTGGTTTTTCGTTCACCAAAATATGGTATAAGTCTCTATCTTTTGCTGCCGATATGGGAATAAATTCCGTCTCAGGATTAAATTCACCATCACGAATCGCTTGATTGATAACAATAGAACCTTCAACTCCAGAGTATGAACGATGAAATGTCATCTTGGGAATAACTAATGCTCCAGAAGAACGATTTAGATGGATAATATGATATGGATATCTCCATTCTTTATTAACCAATTCAAATGTACGAAGTCCGGACAGAACACGATTGTTATCAATTTGGTGATAGTGAATATAGAACTGCTTTGCTCCTACAATATCATCAGGAGGAGAGATAGCAGGACCAGTATGGCAAACAAGGTCTTGTGCATTAGAACCATCTACAGAAATATCATAGAAAACAACATCTTCAGTCTCACGAAATACTCTGTGTTTTTTAAACGTTACTTCACTCATCAGTCTCTTTGTCGCCAGTCTTCTGGTTTATCTCTTCCCTCTGAGAAGAAATCTACGATGTCATCAACACTTTCAAAACGACGAATTCCTTTGCTATCATTACCAATACCACCAATATCAAGTTGATTTAGAAAGTCATCCAAATCACCCTCTTGCATATCAGGATTTTCTGCTTTTCGTCTTGCCTGACGAAGTATTGTTCCCGCAGAACGATTTGCTTTAGCAAGTTTTTCTGCCCATATCATATCTTCAAGACTTACTTCTTGATGAAGAACGATTTTCTTACAAATTTCTTCTAGTCGAAGTCTATATTGTGTAGAGAGCATAAGTAATTTTCGTATAGGTGTATTTAGTAATTACGTCTAAATTGTCTTTCCAAATCATTAAGTTTGGAAAATTCTTGATAGGCTTTTTCGGATCGTTCGTGTAAGATACTACAAATGTCTTCAAAAATTACATCATTATCAATATAATCATCCAGATACTTATCTAAAGATTCTTTAAGATATCTTTTCCGATGCCACTCGGGGGAGTATGGTTTATAATCTGTCATAATCAAAAAGTACTTTTATTTTTAATATACTACTTATATTCTGATTTGTCAAATAAAAATTTGACTATCTTTCAATATAACTTAGTGTATGGTTTGATGCATAAAGTTGTTGGATAATGATATCGCATCCAATCTTTGGATTACAGTCTCCGCAAGTATAAACATCTACTGCTGCTTTCCCTTCTTCAGGCCAAGTATGAATGCTTATATGACTTTCAGATAATAAACACATTACAGTGACTCCCTGTGGTTCAAACTTTTTCCAAATCGTTTGAACCACAGTTGCACCTGATGCAGCTGCTGCATTTTCTAATAAGTCAACAAGACATCGTTCATCATTCAAAAGAACGAACGAACAACCGTACAAGTTAAGTAAATAGTGCTTGCCCATTTATCATAAGTTCTCCTGTGCTTCCTGAATTAATTTACTCACATAAGTTTCGGTTCCATCCATAGTTTTAACTTCAAAAAGAGGAGACCTTTGATACTTTTTAATTTTCTTGTATTTTTTTAATATCTTATTTATCTCGTCTTTATTGATTGATACCTCAATATTTTCTTTACTAAATCCTCCACTCATCTTCTTTTCTTTTTTTCTGGTTGCCTATATCCCCAAAGTTTGGGATTCACTCTTCCATATCCAAAATCAATTTTTTTGAGTGATCCCACACCATAAGTATCATAATACATATCAAAAATACGAATCTTGGTGCCTCTTGTTAAATCAAGATATTGTTTTCCTTCAACAATGTACCAAACTAAGTAAGCATCACTTGGAAAAGAAGAATCTTTTGCTTTATCAAGAGTTGTTTTTTCTAAAAGAATTTCGCAACCATATCTTGATGGCAAAATATTTTTTTCTTCATTTCCAGATTCTGCCATACTTTTTTCTCCACTTACTGCAACTGTCACGAACGCCCACCCCATTGAATATCAGGATAGGCTTCTTTTACATTATCCAGACTTACTTTATATTTATTCGCAAGCTTTTTATCTTTGACTAAACAAACAATTTCTGCTTCAAGTGGATGAAGTCCTTGAAGAATGTTAATGAACATTGTTTCTCTTCGAAGAGAACTTAATCCATCATTTCCACCTTTTACAAAATTATAAAACATATGGTATTCTTTTCTAATTGAGGATTTTCCTTGATCCATCGAACCTAAAGAATTGGAATTTAATTCTTCCATCTTCAATACTGCATCGTCAATTTTAGAAGTTAAAGTCCCACTATAAGAAGTTTGTTCTCCAGTGCTTGCATAAGGAACTTCTCCTTCTGGTAATAATGATATTACTGTATCATCAAAATTCCAAATTAAAATAGTTTTTAATGAAGGATCTTCATATTTTTTAAGGATTTCAACTTTTTTTACATTGCTTTTTTGTTTTGAAACAAGATTCAAAATTTCAAATACAAATGGGTTGGATGGAAGACTCTCAATTGGAGTTTCAGTCTTCGTCTTCGTCGTCTTCGTCGTAGTCATAATCGCCATAATTTTAATTTTAATTTATTTACATTTTAGAATAATTTAATTTATTCGTCAATTTGTTTATTTAGTTTGTAAATTTCTCTTCTTTTTTGATTTATAATTTCTTTGTTCAATGAATATTTTTTTCTTCTTTTTTTATTTCTTTTTTCTTTTTGTTCATTCGTTTCATTTTCCCTGTATTTTTTAGCATTTATTCTAGATCTTATTCTTCTTGCTTCTACCTTTTCTTCCAAAGTTTTGTATTTTGAATTTGGTTGTTCTCCACCTAAAGATATATTTACAAGAATGCCTCTATCACATTTTCTTTTAAAAATTGATATCATATATTCTTCGTGAATATATGCTTCTTTTTCACTTTTAAATTTTTTAAGAATAATGATTTGATTTTTGTTTTTTGGTTTTAATTCCTGCCCATTTTTTCTTTTATGTGATTTGTATGCTCTATTACCTTCACCTTTACCAATATAATAAGGTGTTCTATCCTCACGCAAATATGCATAAGTGTAATACATTTCTGCTCTATTGTGATTCGCAATATTATTTATAAAAGAAAAGGTGCCTAAACACCTTTTCTACCCGATAGATGCGAACCACACAGGCAGTTTTATTTATTCATCTTCATCTTCATCATCATAATCAAAATCATTCTCAAATCTCACAGCTAAAATTTCGTCGGGTATTACATTACCATTAGAGTCAAACATCTCTGGGTGTGTAAAAACTGGTTGGGTTTGATAGAAATGCTCTTTTGCTAAC